GATTGGAACATAATACCAGCATATTTTGATGGTGATGAAAATATATTAGTGGATAAATTAATTAAAGAAAATAAAACTGGTATCATACATCAAAATAGAAAAGGGCCACATAGACAAAATTGTGTAATCAACTCTGGTGGAACTGATAATGGTTTATATATTATTTGGGTTGACGAAGAAGATATGGTTACACCAATAGATTTTCCCAGAGAATGGGACTCTGGGACAACAGCAATTCATCTTGCGTGTCAAGAGGGATATGATGAAGTTTATTTACTAGGGTTTGATTTAGACCCATCAAAAGGTATTATAAATAACATCTATAAGGGAACTCAAAATTATGAGAACTCTGATGCGAAAGAAAGTAAGTGGAAGATTGACGTTCAGAAAGAAAAGATGAAAGTCATATTCAATGAGTTTAAGGATACGAAGTTTATCTGGGCTGAACCTCAACACGATACACAAAACTTTTCTTTCAATAATTTAACATACGAAACATACGATAACATATATTAACACAAGGAGAAAAATATGTCGTTAGATACTTTAAAGAGAAGTAATTCTCTAGACAAACTACTTAATGCAGTAAAAGAAGATTCTGCACCTCAAGAAAAAAAATCATATAAAGATGAACGTCTGTGGAAACCAGAACTAGATGCATCTGGTAATGGTTATGCAGTTATTCGTTTTCTTCCATCTGTCAAAGGTGAAGACTTGCCGTGGGCGAAGATTTGGAATCATGCATTTCAAGGCCCTACAGGTCAATGGTATATCGAAAACAGTTTGACAACTGTTGGACAGAAAGACCCTGTGTCAGAGTATAATACAAAACTCTGGAACTCTGGTCTTGAGTCTGATAAAGAGATTGCAAGAAAACAAAAGAGAAAGTTACAATATTACTCAAATATCTATGTTGTATCGGACTCTAAACACCCAGAGAACGAGGGAAAAGTATTCCTGTTTAGATATGGTAAGAAAATCTTTGATAAACTTATGGCTGCAATGCAACCAGAGTTTGAAGATGAAACACCTATCAATCCTTTTGATTTTTGGGAAGGTGCAAACTTTAAACTTAAAATTCGTAAGGTAGATGGTTACTGGAACTATGATAAGTCAGAGTTTGGTGCAAAGACTAAACTATTTGATAATGATGAAGAGATTGAAAAGGTTTGGGAAAAACAGTATTCACTTAATGAATTTACTGCAGCCACAAACTTCAAGTCTTACGAAGAACTCAAGACTCGTTTAGATGCAGTTCTTTCTGGTACAGTATCAGTTGGTAATGTAGAGGAAGAAATGGTAGACGAACCTATCGCACAACCAAAGGTAGATACCAAAGAGGTCAAGTCAGATAGTGACGAAGATACTATGGACTACTTTCAAAAACTTGCGAGTGAAGGTTAATATTATAACCCACCTACAGAAAATAAACCTCCACCAATAAAGGGGTCTGGGTTTGTTATGAGTTGAGGGGCTACTGTTCTGTTGTTAGTATTCACACTACCATCAACGACAGTAGGCCCTGAAACTACATTTGTTGTAGGTGTAGTGTTGTCTGGTTGAACATTAGTGACTAAATTTTCTGCTGGTGGTGGTACGTTTCCTATTTGTCCTAGTTCT